GTGTCCTCCCTCTCTCTCCCCAGGCGGCGCGCATGGCGGCACGAATCGGCACAAATCTATCCCGGCTGCGATCATCGGCCCGCACCGCGAAAATCCCCGCCACGGACACCGCGGCGCTGCGCCTGGCGGAACACCTGGCGCAGCTCCTGGACGTCGCCGCGGCCGCCGGCAGCGATGACCTGGCTGATGAGATCACCGTCTATGCCAAGCTCGGCCCGCTCTACCTGCGCACCCTGACCGCCCTCGCCCTGACCCGCGACGGCCGCGGCCTGGGCGACACGCAGGGCGCCCCCGGCGGCGTGTCCGCCGACGTCGCCGCCCGCGACCAGCTGGAGGCGCGGCGCGCGGCGCGCGACGCAGCGCGGCACACCGGGTGACGTAGCCGGTGGTGGCCACCTCGCCCGCCTCCCCCGCGGCCGGTGTGGTCGGCGCGACCGTGCCGCGGGTGTTCACCCCGCCCCTGGTGACCGGGCCGCCCGGGCCCTGCGGCTGCGGCTGCGCCCTGACCCCCGACACCAGCGAGGGATACGACCTGGTCGACTGGGCGACCGACGTGCTGCACGCGCCGCCCCGGCCGTGGCAGCGGTGGGCGGCGATCCACGGCCTGGAGCTGCTGCCCGACGGCCGACCCCGGTTCCGGACTCTGCTGGTCGTCGCGGGCCGCCAGTCGGGTAAGACGTGGCTGCCTAGCACCCTGTCCACCTGGTGGCAGTTCTGCTGCCACGTCCCCCTGACCCTGGGCACGTCCACGAAACTCGACTACGCGCGGGAGTCCTGGAACCGGGCGTGTGTGCTGGTCGAGTCGGCGCCCGCCCTCGCGGACCGGCGCGGCCGCAGGTGGCGGCGCGAGGCGAACGGCGAGCAGGAGTCCTGGACGAAGAGACGCGCCCGCTACAAAATCGCCCCGGCCAACGCCGAGGGTGGCAGGTCGCTGACCGTGCACCGGCTGATCCTGGACGAGCTGCGCCAGCACCACACACACGACGCGTGGTCCGCCAGCGTCTACGCCGGCAACGCCGTCGCCGACTTTCAAGCGTGGGCGCTGTCCAACGCCGGCACCGCGCAGAGCGTGGTGCTGAATGAGTTGCAGGACGCGTGTGAGCTGCAGATCACCACCGGCGTCGGCGACCCCCGCACCGGGATGTTCGCCTGGTCGGCGCCGGACGACGCGGATCCCCTGGACGTCTACGCGCTCGCCCAGGCCAACCCGAGCATGAACCTTCCCGGCGGGCCCACCTCAGAGTTGCTGCTGCAGCAGGCCGCTACCGCCCTGGCCGCGGGCGGCCGGATGCTCGCCGAATACAAAACCGAGGTGATGTGCATCCGGGTGACCAGCATGGCGCCGGCCCTGGACGCCGCGGCGTGGCAGACGGCCAACCGGCCCGCCCCGCTGTCCGGCGCCGCCGGCCGGGTCGCCGCGTGTGTGGACGTTGCCCCCGACGGCGCACACGCCGCCCTGGTCCTCGCCGCCCTGGTCGACGTGGACGGTGAGCAGCGGGTGCGCGTCGAGGTGGCCGCCGGGTGGGACGACCTGGCGCAGGCCCGGGCGGCGCTGCCCGCGCTGGTCGCCCGGATCCGCCCCTACACGATCGGGTGGTTTCCGTCCGGCCCGGCCGCGGCCCTCGACGCGGACCTGCGGGATCGCCGCAAGAGCGGGGTGCGGGGCTGGCCACCGCGGGGGGTGCGCGTCGCGGAGATCACCGCGGCGGTGCCCGCGGTGTGCCTCGGGTTCGCGTCGCTGCTGGCTGCGGGCGGGATCGTCCACTCGGGCCAGGACCTGCTGGACGCGCAGGTGCTGGCGGCGCAGCGCCGCGGCCGCGGCGACGGATGGGTGTTCGATCGCCGGCCGGGCGACCCCGTCCACGTCGACGCCGTGTACGCCGCGGCCGGGGCGGTGCACCTGGCCCGCACGGTGCCGCCCCGGCGCGCGTCGGCGCCATTGACGATCGTCGGTGACTGAGTCAGGGTTGGATCAGGCACCCCGGGGTGTCTGGTCTCCGTTGACGACCCGACACACAGGTTCGCGTTGCTGCTGAATCCGCGGCTGTCGCGGAGGGCCCCCCGTCCCGTTCGCTACGTCGGGGGTTCTCTCTCTTTACCGGCGCCCCGGGGTACCGTCCACACCCGCACCGCGGTACTAAGCGCGCTTAGCACCGGGGGTCCAGATCGGAGCGGTCCCCTCCGGACACGCGGTACCCGGCTCGGTACTAAGTGCACTTAGTACCCGTCCAGGTGGGAACGGTTTCCAACACCGGGCCTTACACTGCGCGTGTGACCTGGTGGGCGGCGATGCGGGACACCGTGCGGCGTTGGGTGCGCCCGTCCCGAACTTTCGTGTCCCCGACGCTGCGCGAATTCTCCGCGCAGTCGATGCCCATCGATGCGATGTTCGCGCAGATGTTCGGTGCGGACTCCACCGCGGCGCGGGTGGGGCGCGACGAATCGCTGCAGGTGGCGTCGCTGCTGCGGGCCCGCAACGAAATCTGCGCGATCGCCACGCTGCCGTTGCGCCAGTACCGCACCGCCACCGCCCAGGTGGTCCCGAACACGTTCCTGCAGCAGATCGATCCGGACGTGCCCAACGTGGTCACGTTCGCGCAGACCCTCGAAGATCTGCTCTTCGAGGGGATCGCCTGGTGGCGGATCACCGCGACCGACTTCCGCGGGTATCCCCTCGCCGGGCGCCACGTCGCCGCCAGCTCGGTGTCGCTGCACCCGCCCGACGACGCGCCGTCCCCGGCGCCGCTGCCGGCCGGCGGCACCGACCCGCGCGGCGCCACCGTGTGGGTGGACGGCCAGCCCGTCGACGCGCAGGTGATGAAACGGTTCGACTCCCCGAACCCGGGGCTGCTCAAGTCGGGGTCCCGGTCGGTGCGCAGGGCGCTGCTGCTGGACAAGCTGGCCGCCACCTACGCCGACAGCCCGCGGCCGCTGGACTACTTCACCGACAATGACGACTCGCCCGTGGACCCGATGCAACCCGAGGAAGTACCCGGGTTCCTGGCCCGCTGGCGGGCCGGCCGCAAACGGTCCGGGACCGGCTGGATCCCGTCCAACGTGAAGCACGTCGACATCAGCGCGCCGTCGCCGGCCGAGCTGCAACTGGTCGAGCTGCAGAAACAGGCAACCCTGGACGTCGCCAACGGCAGCGGCCTGGACGCCGAGGACCTGGGCGTCAGCGTCACCTCGCGGACGTACTTCAACGCGATCGACCGGCGCCAGGAGAAAATCAACCGGTCGTACGCCCCGTACATGGCGGCGATCTCGCAGCGGCTGTCGATGGGCGACATGACGCCGGCCGGCAATGAGGTCCGCTGGGACCTCAGCGACTACTTGAAATCGGACCCGCAGGGTCAGGCCACGTACTGGGAGGCGCTACTTCGGATGGGCGTCACGAACGCGGAGGAGATCCGCTCCTGGGCGGGCCTGCCGGGCCCGCCACCAGCTACCGAATCGGCGCCGCCAGAGCCGGAATCACCGGCGGCGCCGCCTCCGGACTCGACATCGGAGTCGGGTCCCGGGCATGCGGCGTCGGGTGCGGTGCGGACGTTCAACCACCCGATGTCGCATGCCCCGAACCCGGCGCCGTGGCGGATGACGTTCGCCGGGCACCGGTTCGCCGTCGACGCGCAGGGCCGCACCATCACCGGCCTGGCCGTGCCGTGGGGAGCGCTGTCCTCACCGATGTTCGGCCTGCGGGTGTCGTTCGCCGCGGGCAGCTTGGAGTGGTCCGACGTCGGCCGGGTCAAACACCTGCGCGATCACATGCTGCCCGTCGGCAAGGCCCTCGCGTTGACCGCGCAGCCGGACGGCCTGGCCGCGACGGTGGACGTCCAACCGGGTCAGGCTGGCGACGACCTGCTCGCCGCGGCGCAGCATGGCACGGTGGATGGATTCAGCGTCGGTGTGGAATTCTCCGAGGATCCAGCCGACGGTGACGTCACCGTGGACGAGCAGTCCCGGGTGATGACGGTGCACCGGGCCACCCTGCGGGAGATATCCAGTACCGCCCTGCCGGCGTTCGATGACGCCCGGCATTTAGTCGTCCGTGCGTCGATCGGAGGCGTCATGCCCTGTCCTGTGTGCGGCCAGCCGCACGTGCCCGGCGTGGCGTGTGTGCGCGCCACCGCCGCATACCCGGTGCAGCAGTACCGCGCCCCGCAGCCGGCCCCGCAGCAGTACGCGCCGGCCCCGCAGCAGTACGCGCCCGCACCCGCACCGGCGCCCGCGCCGGCGTCCGGCGCCGCGGTTACCGACCAGACGGCGCAGGTGTTCGCGGCGCTGCCCGCCGGCACCACCGAGGACCAGCTCGCCCAGGCCCTCGCCGCGGTCACCGCGACGGCGACGCCGGCGCCCGGTCCGCCGGCCCGGGCCACGTTCGTGGACCCGACGCACCGGCCGTCGCCGGCGCAGGTCACCGAACCTGACCCCTACGTGCTGGTCCACTCGCGGCGCGGGGACATCCTGCGCCGCGGCACCCACGATTTTTCGACGGACCTGCGGTCCTACTGGTCCGACGGGGACGCCGCAGCCGGGCACCGCGCCCTCGCCTGGGTGCAACGCCAGTTCGATGTGACCACCGGCAACGTGGCCACGCTGAACCCGCCCCGGCAGCGGCCCGAGCTCTACGTCGACCAGCAGGAGTTCAGCTACCCGATCTGGTCCGCGATAGACAAGGGGACCCTCGCCGACATCACCCCGTTTATTTTCCCGAAGTACCAGGCCAGCAGCGGCCTGGTCGCCCCGCACACCGAGGGCACTGAGCCGACGTCGGGGACGTTGACCACCACCAGCCAAACGGTCACCCCCACCGGGGTCAGCGGCAAAGCCAAGATCACCAGAGAGGTGTGGGACCAGGGCGGGAACCCGCAGGTGTCCACACTGATCTGGCAGCAGATGGTGCGCGGCTGGTATGAGGCCCTGGAGGCGTCCGCGGTGGCGCTGCTCGACGCGGCGACCCCCCCACAGATCCCGCTGACCGCCGGGGGCGGCACCACCGGGCAGACCCTGGTCGCGGAGCTGCTCGCCGCGATGACCCGGCTGCAGTTCGTGCGGGGCGGGTTCCGGATGCGCGACGCGTTCGGCCAGATCGACCTGTATCAGGCCCTGACCGCGGCGGCCGACAACGCGGGGGCGCCGCTGCTGCCCATGATCGGGCCGGCGAACCGTAACGGCACCACCGACACGGACCTGTCCGCGGTCCGGACCGGCCCGGTGGCGTGGCTGCCCGCCTGGGCCCTCGCCGCGTCCGGCACGGTGGTGGCGTCCAGCTACCTGTTCGATGCGACGTACGTCCACGGTTGGGCCAGCGCCCCGCAGCGCCTCACCATGGACACCAGCGAGATTGCGCATGTCTACCTGGGCATCTGGGGCTACAAAGCCACCGCGATCAGCGACATCGCCGGCGTCCGGGAGGTCACCTACAAGCCGACCGCCGGTGCGGTCGAATAACCAGAGGGGACATGACCATGGCACGCCGCGACACCGAACCGACCCCGCTGCCCGAACCGACCCCGCAACCCGAGCCCGCTCCGCAGCCGGATCCGGGCCCGGACGCGACCGCGTCCACCGGCATCACCCGCCCGGCCCCCACCGATCCGTCGTTCGGCCTGTCCGCGGGGGAGGCCGCCGACCTGGAGGTCCGCGGGGTCACCGGTAGCCCGTTCACCGGCGAGCAGCGCCTGGCCTCCGATCACGGGATCACCCCCGCCACGCAGGAGGCGCAGGACAACGAGGACCGGGCCCGGGCGGGTGGGCGCCGCCTGGACGCGGCGAACGCCGCGGCGCCGGCCGGCGAGTAGCCACCGTGGGGTGGGCGCCCGCGTACGCGACCCTGGAGCAGGGCCGGCAGTATCTGCAGGTCCCGGCCGACAATCAGGCCGACGACGCGTGGCTGATGGACCTGCTGGCGTCCGCGTCGCGGGCCGTGGACGCCACGTGTAACCGGCAGTTCGGGTGGGCTGCGGCGACCCGCACCTATCCGGGTTCGGACGCGGTGCCGTTGACCACGGGGGAGGCGGGTTGGCTGCTCGGCACCACCGACATCACCGAGCTACTAGGCGCGACTGTCTCCGTGGGCGGCCTGGTCCTGGACGCGTCCGCGTACGCCGGGTATCCGCGCAACAACGTCGCCGACGGCAGGCCGTTCACCGGGCTGCTGCTCGCGGCGGCGCCGACCGCGGACGTGGCGATCACCACGACCTGGGGGTGGCTGGCCGTCCCGCCGCAGGTGACCAGCGCGACGCTGCTGCAGATGTCGCGGTGGCACGTGCGCCGCCAGTCGCCCTACGGCACGGCCGGCACCCCCGGCGACGGCTCCGAAATGCGGCTGCTGGCCCGCCTCGACCCGGACGTGGCGACGCTGCTGGTCGGCCTGGTCCGCCCCCGGGACCCGCAGTGATCGTCGCGGACGTCCTGACGGAGCTGCTGCAGGCGGTCAAGGCGACCGGGCTGCAGGTGCCGAACCGGTGGGGGGAACGCCCGAACCAGCCACCGATGGCGCTGGTGGAGATGCCGGCCCGGGTGGATTTCGACGTCGGCGGCCGCGGCCTGGACCGGATCCCCGATATCAACCTGGTGGTGCTGGTCGGTGACCCCACCCGCGACGATTCGTTCCGGCAGGCCGCCCCGTACATGGACGGCGCCGGCCCGCGGTCACTCAAGCAGGCCCTGGAGGCGCACCGCTACGTCTCCTGTTCCACGGTGCGCCTGGCGTGGCTGGAGCCGACCGTGGCGAGCCTGCAGGACACCAAACACCTGGCGATCATCGCCCATATCGACGTGACCGGCAGCAGAACGAAAGGGGCCCCGCGATGACGCAACCCGCACCGGAAGCGGCGCACGGGATGGACACCATATTGAAGGTCAACGGGGTGGACATCTCCCATGCGACGAAAACGTCCACCTTGGAACTGAACCCGGACATCCACGACATCTCTGGGTACGGGGTGAGCGCGAAACGCAAGCGCGGCGGCCTGACCGACGGAACGTTCAGCGCGTCCGGCTGGTATGACACGGTGGAGATGGCCAAACCGACGTGGCTGCGCACCCGCTCCGGTGAGCGGGTGCCCGTGGTGCGGCAACTCCTGGGCGAGGGCGCCACCCTGCCGCAGGACAGCTTCCAAGCCATCATCGGCAAGTACAGCGAGACGGCGCCGGTGGACGACATCGTTACCTGGGCCTGCGATTTCGCCATTGACGGGCCGGTGGACTTCACCCCGCAGGCGGCCTGACCATGGCGATCCTGTCCCGCGACGACCTGCTGTCCGGCGGCAACCTGGCCACCGACACCGTCGCCATCACCACCGGTGAGGTGCGGATCCGGGCGGTGACCCGCGGCGAGGCGGTGCAGATCCGCACCCGCGGCAAGGGCTGGCAGCAGCAGGAACCCCACATCCTGCACTTCGGCCTGGTGGAGCCGGAGCTGTCCGTGGAAGACGCCGAGAAATGGATCATGGTGGCGCCGGCCGGCGACGTGCAACGCGTCGTGCAGGAGATTTCCCGGCTGTCCGGCATGGACCCCGCCACCCCCAAGGGGGCCACCAAAAGCGCTGCTCGACGGCGGTGAACTGGCGTTCGAGTTCCACCTGGCGCAGTCGTTGGGGATGACGGTGGGGGAGTTGAGGCAACGCATGTCCTACGCCGAGTTTGTGGTGTGGTCGCGGGTGTTCGCGGTGCGCCACCAGGCGGAGCAGCTCGCCGCGGCCCGGGCCGCGCCGTGACCGGGCTGGACGTCCGCGGCCTGGACGACTACCGCCAGGCCCTGACCCGGATGGCCGATGGCACCGACCAGATGTGCCGCACCGTCCTGGACCAGGCCCTGGACATGGTCGTGTCGTATGCCCGGCCGCGGATCCCCCGCCGTACCGGCGCCACCGCGGGCAGCCTGCAGCGCCGCGCGGGCGGTAACCGCGCCGGTGTGGAAGCCACCGCGGTCCATTTCGGCTGGCTGGACTACGGCGGCGACGTCGGCCGCGCCCTGGCCGTGCACCGCCGGTACGACCCGGGCGGCCGCTACCTGTATCCGGGGCTGCACGTGCACCACGACGACATCACCGACGCCATGCAACGCGCCTACCTCGACCTGGCCCGGGCGTCCGGCCTGGAGGTGACCTAGGTGGCGAACACCGTTGCCCTCACGTTCGAGGCGGACGCGGCACCCGCCACCGGGGCGTTCGATGACGTCGGCGCGTCGGCCCGCAGGATGTCCGACGACATGGACGAATCCGCATCCGGTTACGACCGGGCCGGTGAGGCCGCCGACGGTGCTGAGGGTAAGGCCCGCGGGTTCGCCGACACCCTGGGCGGGTCGATGGGCATGGCGGCCGGGTTCGGGCAGATCATGTCCGGTGACGTCGCGGGGGGGCTCGCCGCGGTCGGTACCGGCGCCGCGGACCTGGCCGGCGGGTTCAAAGAGTTCCTGCTGCCCATGCTGGAGAAGTCGCGGGTGGTGACCCTGGCGAAAGCGGCCGCCGACCGGGTCGCCGCGGCCGGCAGCCGCGCGTGGGCCATGGCCCAAAACATGATGAACCTGTCCCTGCTCGCCTCACCGATCACGTGGATCATCGTGGGGATCGTCGCGCTGATCGCCGTGATCGTCCTGATCGCCACCAAAACGACCTGGTTCAAAGACGCCTGGAACGCGGCGTGGCGGAGCGCGAAAGCGGCCGCGTCGGCGGTGTGGGAGTGGCTGAAAAAGCTCCCCGGCTGGATCGGCGACGCGTTCGGCGCGATCCCCGACTTCATCACCGCCCCGTTCACCCGGGCGTTTGGCCTGGTCACGGACACGGTCAACACCTGGTGGAAGTGGTTGGGCACCATGATCGGCAAGATCGGGCCGATGTTCGCCAAGGTCAGCGACGCGATCACCGCCCCGTTCAAAGCCGCGTTCAACATGGTCAGCGACGCGTGGAACAACACCGTGGGCAAGCTGAAGTGGACGGTGCCGAAATGGGTGCCGAAGTTGGGCGGGAACACGATCTCCGCCCCGCAGCTCCCGAAGTTCCACGCCGGGGGGATCGTGCCCGGCATCGCCGGCACGGAGGTGCCCATCCTGGCGATGGCGGGGGAGCGGGTGTCCACGTCGGCGAGCAGCAGCAGCGGCGCCACCATCACCCTCGGCTCGGACGGCGGCCGCCTGGGCGACGCCCTGATCGACCTGATCGCCCTGGCGATGGTCGGGCGCGCCGGTGACCCGGCCGCGCTGGGGTTGCGCGTCGCCCGCACCGCGACCGGGTTGTGACCGGTGGCGACCCTGTTCACGCTGGCCGTTCGGCTGTTCTACGGCGGCGCCTGGCACACCATCGACCAGACCGAAATACTCGAGGTCAGTCCACTGTCGACGACCCGCGGCTACGCCGAGGAAGGGTCGATCCGGCCGACGGAGATCCGGTTGCGGGTCCACGACGACGACCAGGTGTACGACCCGGACAACGTCCTGTCCCCCCTGTACGGGCTGATCGGGCGGCGCACCCCGATCACCGTCGCCGTGGACGGGCAGGCCGAAGCGGCCGGCGAGGTCGCGTCGTGGCGGGCGGGCGCGAGCGCCGACTGGCTCCCGGACACCGGGTCGGGCCCGCGCGGCTACCGCTACGTCGACATTGTCGCCGCGGGGCTGCTGCGCCGGGTCGGCAACTGGGCCCGGGAGATCCGCTCCCCGATGACCCGGCAACTGTCCCGGTCGAAACAGTGGCGCGCGTACTGGCCGTGTGAAGACCTCAAATCGGCGGGCAACACCCTGGTGAACCTGCGCCCCGGTGGGGAACCCGCCGAGACCGAGGTGGTCACCCTGCAGGGTGACAACGGCCCGGCCGGGTCCGCCCCGATCGTCACGATCGGCACCAACGGCCTGGTCCGCGGCAACGTGCTGGTGACCGGCACGTCCACGGCCTGGCAGTGGGGCATGGCGTTCGATCTGACCGACGTCACCCTGCCCGCAGCGCCGGGCCTGGCGGGCCTGCTGGTGGTGCGCAGCTCGAATGGGTGGCGGTGGACGATCGGGGTGGGCGCCGCGAACGTCGCGCTGACCGCGTACGACTCGGACGGCGACCAGGTGGGGCAGATCTTCCGCACCTGGTCGGAGTCGGTGGGCGGGCATGACCGGTGGGTGTGGGCGCGAGTCCTGCTCACCTTCACCACCGGCAACGTCAACGCCAACCTCGGCCTCACCTATGAGGGAGCGGACTCGCGCTGGCAGTACGTCATGGACGTCCCCGCCTCGAACATGGGCCAGCCGATCACCGTCCAGGCGGCCCTGGACAACGCGCACATCGGCCACCTGATCGTCACCGGCGCCGGCGACGACCTGCTCGGCCCGGACCTGCGCCAGTCGCTGAACGCGTACATCGAGGAGACCGCGGCGGCGCGGGTGGTCCGGCTGTGCGCCCAGGAGGGCGTCCCCCTGACTGTGCAGGGCCTCGCCAGTGCCACCGAGCCGATGGGCCCGCAAACCCCGGACACGCTGCTGTCGCTGCTGCGTGAGTGCGCCGACACCGAAGACGCGCTGATCTTCGAGCCGCGCGACCAGGTCGCCCTGACGATGCGCACCCGCCGGCACCTGTACGCCGCGCCGAAGCTGGCGTTGACCTTCCCGGACCACCTGGCGCAGCCGTTCGCCGCGACCAGCGACGATCTGAGCATCGCCAATATCGTCACGGTGAAGCAGGCCGACGGGGGGCAGGCCACCGCCACCGCGGCGCCCGGTTCCCCGATGGACCCGGATGAGGTGGGCGAGGAACGCCGCGAGCACACCGTGAACGTGGCCCACGAGCGGCAGACCCTGCCCGGCATGGCCGACTACTGGCTGAACCGGCTCGGCGTGTTGGGCGCCCGGTATCCGTCGGTGGTCCTGGACTCCCTCGCCAACCCGGTCCAGGCGCGGGCCGCGGCGGCGCTGCAGCCGGGCGACCTGATCACCATCACGGGGCACCGCTCGACCCCGATCTGGTTGATGGTCCTCGGCGTGCAGGTGACCACCAGCGCGGCGACCCGCAAGGTCACCTTGACCACCGTCCCGGGCGACGTGTTCCACGTCGGTGTGTATGACGCCCCGACCAGCCGCTATGACGTGGTGTCGACCCTCTACATCGACCCGGGTGCGGCCGGCACGTCCGTGACGGTGGAGTCGGGTGCGGTGGTCTCCTGGTCCACCACCGCCGTCCCCTACACCTGGTTGGTGAACGGGGAGGTGCTGCGGGTCGACGCGATCACCGCCCCGGTCGGGAACACCAATCGACAGACCGCGACTGTCGCCCGTAGTGTCAACGGCGTGCAGCGCCCCCACCCGGTTGGCAGTGTGGTCAGGCTGGCGGACCCCGTCCGCTACGGCCGGTAGGGCGGGCGCGGCGTGCCGGCCGGTGGGGACATCATCCTGGCGGAGCACGTCACCTACCCGCCCCCGCAGCAGATGTTGGACGGGACGAACCAGGCGGGGATCAACTCGGCGACGGCGGCGACCGGGTCTCCGGTGTGCGGGGTGTCGTTCGTGGCGCCGCCCTCGGGCCGGGTCGGGGTGCACCTGCTCGCCAACGTGCAGATCACCGCGGGCACGGCGACGCCGGGCGCGCAGGTCGGGGTGATCGTGCGGACGTCCGCGACCCTGGGCGGGGGCACGGTGGTGTCCAACGGCATGACCGAGGATCCGGGCGTGTCCACGACCTGGGTGGGGGGCACCCCCGCGTTCGGCGGGAAGCAGGGCGCGAGCCTGATGCTGGCGGGCCTGACCCCCGGCGCGTCTTACAACGCGGTGGTCTATCACCAGACGTACGGCGGTACCGGCACCACCTTCACGATTTATAACCGGGCTGTCCGGGTGGAGCCCCTGCCGTGAGGTGGGAGCGGGTGTGTGCCCGCGCACCCCGGGCGGTCCCTTCCTAGGACAAAGGGGGGCAGGTGCGGCAGCTCAAGCAGCACAACCCACTGTGGCGGGTGACCGGCGACGACGGTTCGGTGCGCCGTGTCTACGCCTGCGATGAGATGCAGGCGGCGCGGTTCCTGTTCGACCGGTTCGGCCTGACCGCGGTGGCCGTCGTCATGGTCGGGGTCGGGGGTGAACCGGATGGCCATCCTGATTCCCTGCCTCGATGAGTTGTTCGCCGAGTTCGACACGGTCGCCCCGGACCGGGACACCGCGAGCGACGGCTGGGTCGGTGACAGCGCCCACGCGGACCGCACGTCGGACCACAACCCGGACGAGAGCGGCGCGGTCCCGATTCATGATGCGGACAGCGTGGACGAGGTCCATGCGATCGATGTCGATGACACGTTGCGCTGCGACGGCGATCCGTCCATGGAGGACTGCGTCCAGGTGATCTTGAAGCGGTGCCGGGACGGCCGGGAACACCGGCTGCGCTACATCATTTACGAGAGACGCATTTGGGAGCAGTCCAACGATTGGCGCGAGGAATATTATTCCGGGTCCAACGCGCATGACCAGCACGCGCATTTCTCGGCGAGTTACGACACGGACCACGAGGCCAGCCGCGCCCCGTGGGGCCTGGTGGAGGAATTCATGGCACTGTCGGGCGACGACAAAAAGTGGATCGAGCAAACCATTCAAAAATATGTGGGTGACGTGGTGGACCGGTGGGACGCCGAAGGTGACCGGGTACCGGAGAACGATCCGAACCCGACCATGACGGTCGCCGCGGCCCTGTTCTACATCGGCAGCATGACGTCGTGGATCCGCAATTGCGGGGGTCTGCCGGTGGAGTCGCCGCCGGCCGCGGAGTAGCGTCCAGCTCTGGCGCCTGGTCCGTCGGGAGGTACGGGCGGGGCGCCGCCTCTCTCTCACCGCTCCCCCCATACGCCGCGGGGCCCTACCTGGACCATCGACCCAGGTCAGGGCCCCGCGGTGTTGTTGCGCGCGGTTGGAGCTCAACTACCGATATGGATGGGTGTAACCCCGGTGGTGCGCCGCGCCGCTCGTCCGTCCCCACGAAACTCCCGGCGTGGGCGGCAGACCCGCTTACCCCCCTCGGGCGCGAATTCGTGTGGGAGAACGTGCACAAGAGAACGGGTCCACCGCGCCGCCCAGGTTATCGGGTGAGGACGCCGCAGCACAGCAGCAGCACCACGGCGACACCGCCGGCCGCGACGGCCAGCGCGAGCAGGGCGTCGCGCTGCTCGGGGGTGGCGCCGCGCCGTCCGGCGTCGACGCGCTGCGGGTAGGGGGGCCGAACCGCAGGCCCTGGTGGTGGCGGACCGCCTCGGGGTTGGCTGCGGGTGCGCGGCCGCGTTCGATGTTCCACGCGCCGACGCCGGCCCTTACCCGGTCGCTGATCACGCCGGGCAGGCACACCAACTCGATCGGGTAGGGGTCATCCCACGGACAGTAGCGAAACGATCGCCGACCGTCTATCCCCGTGGGGGTGAGCTGCGCTTACGGTGGACCGCATGAGCGGGTACCTGGACCACCACGTGGACGTGGGCACGCATTACCGGTTCTCGTTCCTGTGGGGAGTGGAGACGGACGGCGAGTTCACCCCGTATGACCTGGCCGGCGCGGCGGTGTCCACCACGGTCGGCACCGCCACCATCGTGGGCGACACGATCGAGGTGGAGTTCACCCCGACGGTGACGTCGGTGGAGGGCACCACCGAGCTGCTGATCCACGTGACGTTCCCGGACGGGGACACCCGGATGCCGCTGCGCGGGAAGGTGATCGTTCGATGACTGAGATGGTGGTGGTGTCCTATCCCGACGTCACGGTCGTGGACGTGGAGAGCACCCCGACGGTGGTGTTCGGTGGGCTGGCCGGGCCGCAGGGCCCGCCCGGCGTCAATGGCGCCGATGGTCTCGACGGCGACCAGGGTGAGATGGGCGAGCCGGGCCCGCCCGGTGCGGACGGGGCGCAGGGCCCGCCCGGGGCGCAGGGCCCGCCCGGTCAGCAGGGCGCCCAGGGTGTCCAGGGCCCGCGCGGCGCGGGCAGTGACAGTGACGGCCTGGCGGTGGGGCAGATCGCGCCGCGCCGCGCGGACCTGTCCAGCGGCACCCTGGGCACCGCGTCCGGGACGCTCTACCTCACGTTCTTCATCGCGGACAAGACGGAGACGATCCGCACCCTGGCGGCGCAGGTCGGCGCGGTGGCGGCCGCGGCGACCCCGACGCTGTGCCGGTACGGCGTCTACCAGGTGGCGGGCAACGGGGACCTGTCGCAGGTGGCGGCGTCGCCGAACGTGCCGACCCTGTTCTCCACCCCGTCCGCGGCGGCGCCGGGCACCCTGACCACGCCCTGGGCGAAACAGGGCGGGTTGTTGTACGCGGCGGGCCTGCTGGTGGTGACGGCTGCGGCCGCCCCGCAGTTCCACGGCAACCAGCTCGCGTCGACGTCGCTGGTGTCGGCCCTGACGAAAGTGAACCCGCCGGTCGCGGCCCGGGTCACGGGCCAGTCGGATCTGCCGACGAACGTGGCGTTCGGGGCGGGCGCGTACGTGGGTGGGCAAACCCAGATCGCCATACACATGTACTAGGTGTCCGACCCTGTCAGTGGTCTGTAAGATCCGGTCATGATACGAACCTATTCGGATACTCCTCTGCCCCTGCCCAACCCGAACGACTGGGTGGGACGCGACGCGGCGATGCACCTGCTCGGCGTGGCGTCGCATGTGACGATCGGCCGGCTGGTCACCGCGGGCACCCTGACCGCGTACCGGGTGGACGGCCTGCACGTCCCTGTCTACTGGCGCGCGGAAGTCACTGACCTGGCTAACGCGCGGGCCCGGGCGGGGATACGGCCGTGAGCCGCGCATCGTGGGCATGTCACGCGTACGGGGAGGGCCCCTGCGCTCACCTCTGTTTCTTGCAGGCCGCGGGCCCGCAGTGCACCACTGAGCAGGAGTGCGACACCCGGGTGGTGGCGGAGCGGGAGCGGGTTTACGCCCGGATCCAGGCGAGGGCGGCGCAGGATCCGGCCGATGAGTTGTGGGCGGGCCTGGCGCGTGACATCTACTCCCCGGACCGGCTGCTGAACGGCCCGCAGCAGGACAGGTGACCGTGTTCGCTGTGAGCGAACACGATCGGGCCGGCGTGTCGCGCGGGTGTCTGGTGGGTGTCTGGGAGATCATCACCCGGACAAAAGTGAGGCCCAGGGATGCGGATCCCTGGGCCTCCACACCGGACCCAACAGCGACGAATGGCCCGATGCGACGTACAAGCAAGATCATAAGGCACGGACGTTGCCAGCGTGCGCGACACGCCGCGGCACCCGTGCCTTTCGTGTGTCCAGGGGGTGGTGTCCCACACACCTAGACGCACGAAAGGCAGCAGGCCGCCGGAGTCCACGTCCCAGGCCCTAAACGGATGACGTGCACCGTGAGTTACCGGCTCATCCCCTATGCGGTGCTAGGGGTCGTACCCGAACAGATGCGCAGCTCAGAGGGTACGTGCAGCGCACCCGTCTCTCGCAACCGAGGGTCGGGCCTCAGTGCTGCCCCTATGCGGAAGGGGGCCGGTGGGCCGTGGGCGAGCTTTGGGGGAGGGGTCAGCAAGGCCAGGGGTCCCCGCAGGGGACCTCCGGTTAGGACCAGGGGGCACCCCCGCAGGGGGTTCCGGTCAGGGGTGGGTGGGCTGTGGATCTTGGCCTCGTCAAGGTGATGGCGACTGGGGGCTTGCACCTGGTCTGTGCGCGGTGCCCGCGGTGGCGCTTACCGTTGGCCCACGGGCCGCGGGACCTCGCGTCAGTGCTCCGGGTGGCCGGGGCACACCTCGCGGACCACGACGGGGGGCACGGCGATGAGCAGGGCGTGGCAGGCGGGCAGTACGCGGGAGTGGCGCCGGATCCGCAAGGAAGTCCTGGAGCGGGACCGGGCGCGGGGGTGGCGGTGCCGGGCGCACCAGGACGGGTGGTGCCGCCGGGGCAACGCCCGGGCGCACACGTGTGAGGGGCACATGGCGCAGGTGCACCACGTGCGGGGCCGGGCGGTGACTGGTGATGACCCGCGCTACCTGGTGGGATCGTGTCCGGCGTGCAACGTGGCCGTGGGCGACCCGCTCGCGGGTGGTGGCGACCCGGTGTGTGTGCCGGTGACGGTGTGGGGGGAGTAGAGCGTGGCGTCTCTGGGGGTCCGGTTGACGGACCTGGCGCGGGCCCTGGCCCAGGCGAAAGCGGTGCAGGATCCGTCGTGGCGCAGGCGCCGCCTGGTGGAGCTGCAGCCACCGCTACGGCGGATGGCCCGCGCGTCGGCGGTGGGGCAGGAGACCAGGATCAACCTGCTCGGGCAGGCGGTGCGCCTGGTCCAGCCGCAGGTGCTGCGCCCGACCAGCGTGGACGTGGGCCTGCTACTCATGCATGCGGCGCTGCGCCTGCCCGCGGATCCGTGGCCGGACGGGGTGCGGCTGCTGGACCTGCAGGCGGTGGCCGCGCCCGGGGTGCACAGCGTCCTCGCCCTGACCAATGACCTGCAGGAAGCGGCGCAGGTGTTGGGGTGCAAGCTCGCCGACGTGGTGCCGCTGCCCTCGCTGCAGGTGGTGGAGGTGGTGGGGGTGGGCATGGTCCTGCTGTGTCCGGTGTGCCCGGGCCTGGGCTGGGAAGTCGGCCGACCCGACATCGTGGACGCGGTGATTGACCACGCGGCGCGGCACCCGTGAGCTGGTGGGGGGACCCCCCGGGGGGGGTGGGGGCCCCTGGACGTGCACACGAATCGTGATTCACGATTCACGAATCGTGAATCATCGTTACGGCGGCGATCGATGGGTGCCGGTTTTCCCCGTCAGGGGGAGTACCGGACAC